TCATTTCCGCCTTTTTTGCCTTCAGATCCCCATCTAATTTCCCACTTTTTTTACTTCTTTTCTCCATCTAACTTGACTTCTTCTTTTCCCCTTGAAAAGTTTTCCCCTTCTTTTCTTTCTTTTTCCTTTTTTAGCATTATTATTAATATTTTAAAAATTTATATAATAAAAATTAATATTGTATTATATTATATAAATGTCATACTATCCTGCTTCCACACATCGAAGTAATGTATTTAATTCAAGAGATGTTATTTCAACCGCAGATGAACAAGGTCAAACAACTGTTACATTAAATTTAAGTTCTTACGTCCAAAAAAATGCTCCCGTTTTTGAAAACGATTTATATTTGAAAAATGCAAAGATAAATTTTGGTGGTAAATTACAATCTGACGCATTTGACGACCAATTTAAGGACGATTTAGAAACCAATACACTCAAATTGACTGATATGAGTTTCAATAGTGATATTAATGAAACTTCATTTGTTAATAAACTCAATTTGGAAAATTGTAATACTTTATTTCCTGACGAGCATATTCCTCAAAATAAAATTACTGGATTAGTTACACGATTAACCGATATTGATACTAATCTTTCTAACATAAATAGCAACGACACTGATATTGCTAATTTAAATACTTTAACATCTAATCATACTTCAAGATTGGAAACTATTGATAACAAAAATAATTTACAAGATATTTCTATAAATGCGATTGAAAATGATGTAGAAAATATACAACTTATAATCACAGAAATAGAAGCAGATGTGTCTTCTAATGATGCCGATATTGCTACCAATTTATCATCCATTAATATATTAAATGGTTTAACCAGCACACTTCAAAATGAGGTTATTGGTTTGGTTGCTATGGATACTGATTTGTCTTCTAATATTGCTTCTAATTATGATGAATTTAATAGTTATAAAACGACTAATGATTTGTCTATTAATAATATTAATTCTGATTTGGTTTCACACGATGCCAGTTTGGTTTCACATAGCAACAGATTGGATGCTATTGATGTATTAAATTCTTCTCAAACTGTTAGCATATCTGATTTACAAACTTTGACTTCAAATAATGTAAGCAGATTGGACGCAAATGATGTTACAAATAGTATTCAAGACGTTAGCATTAATGCTTTAAATTCTTTGACAAATTCACAAACATTATCTATTGCTAATTTGGATGCTATTACGACTTCTAATATTAGCAATATTAATGCTTTACAAACTGAAAACACTAATCAATCTATTCAAATTTCTAATTTGGAGACAGATATGCTTACAAAACAAGCAATTATTAATAATTCTAATAAATTAAACGTTGTGTATCTTGGTAATGGAGATGTTTCAAATGATAGATTGAGTTCCCTTAATGACGCACGGACTGATATAAGTATTCAATCTCAAATAGATACTTTGACATCTAATTTGTCCGCATTAGATGCTCTTCAAGATATTGACCTTGTTAATATTCCAGTATTACAAACTAATGTTTCAAATTTACAAGCAAAAGATGTTATTCACGATACTTCTATTAATGCTTTGGAAACAACTGCTTCACAATTACAAGCAAAAGATATTATTCACGATGCTTCTCTAAATGTCGCTAATACTAACATTAATAATAACGCTAATTCTATTTCAACTTTGAATGCTAATGTGGTGTCCCTTGTGAGTGCTGATGGTATTCACGATACTCAAATTAGCGACCTTCAAAGTGCTGATGCTGTTTTACAAGCAAATATTGATTTGAAACAAAATATTATTTCTTTGTCAAACAAATTAGATTCAACTAAAATTTTTGATACTGCTTTAAATGACAGTTTGGAAAATATATTAGAAACCATTGACAGTAATATTGAATTGTTGAATACAGATAAACAACAAAAAATAACCACTTTGAATAAATTAAATAGTTCTTTATTAAATAGAAATGATAATCTTCAATATATTGACATTACTTCAAGTCTTCAAACACAATTAACAAATATTAATAACGCTATAAGCACATTACAAGGTGTCACTACTAATGATACTATTACTTCATTCCAAACTATTGAGGACAATTTTGATACTCTTGAGGCAACTAAATTGAATAAAAGTGTTTATGATGATACCATAGCTCCTGAAATTGTTAGTATTAATAACGCTATAAGCACATTACAAGGTCTTCAAGATGGTGATGTTGTTTCATTTAATTCAATTAATTCAAGTATTACAAATTTAACAAATACTAAACACCCTTTGATTGATACTAATAATAAATTGAATTCCAGTTTATTAAATAGGGATGATAATTTACAATATGTTGATGTTTCAAGTAGTATTCAAAATAAATTTAATTCTTTGGATACTAATATTGCGGCAAAAAATGACATCATTGATAGTAATAATAAATTAAGTATTTCAAATGTGGATTTAAATGGAAGCAATTTACAATATGCTGATTTTGGGTCATCTATTAGCAGTAAATTTACATCAATTGATACTCAAATCACAACTCTTTCTAATGCTGATGTAGCACAATCCAGCACTAATACATCTTTACAAAATCAAATCAATTCTAATGCTACTGATATTACTTCTTTACAAAATGATAAACAAGATGTTTTAAGTAATAGTGCTAATGTAGCACATATTGATATTACAAGTCCTCTTCAAGCAACCTTAAATGGTCTTCAAACTAATATTGATAATGTTGATTTAAGTAGTAAGCAAGATTTATTAAGTGTTGGAAACAAATTGCCTTCTAATTTAGTGGATTATAGTGGTTCTTCTTTGGAATATGTTGATATTACAAGTGGATTACAATCTTCATTGGACACATTACAAAGTAATATTGATAGTTTAACACCCGAACAAACTTTGAATGATATGTTTTACAATTATAAATCAAATATGCCTTCATTAGCAAATTCAAAAACGGTTATGACTTTTACTATTGATGGTGAAAATTATCAAATTACACAATCTTCTTATTATGGTATTTTTGAAGGTAGCACTCAAACTACTCCTTGGTCTTGTCAAAATTTGTTTGATGATGATGACGCAACATTATTTAGAATGGGTTATAAAAATAATTGGCATTATAATGAAAGTAATGTTTTAGTAAAATATGATAATTACCAATATGACACAAATGGCGACTATATTGGTGCTTTATCGCAACAAGGTTATACAGGTGAATTTTTGGATATTCAAAATCCTTTTTATTTTAAACCTACATCGCTTTATATTAAGGCAAATATTAGCGGTCAAATGCCTTTGAAAATTTATTTAATGGGTTCAAATGATAATTCTAATTATGATTTAATTGACACATTAACTACTACTGCTGTTGAAGAAAAAACTTATACTATTACAACAAATAACAAATACAAAACATTTAAAATTATTTTTAATAAATCCGCAACTCAATTAGGAATTACACTTAAAACATTAAAATTGGGAGGTGTAAAAAGTTCTTCTTTATTAACTGATAGTGAAAAAATAACTCAAAATATAAGTGATATTGCTACAAATGCGTCTAATATTGCTACAAATACGAGCGATATTGCTACAAATGCGTCTAATATTGCTACAAATGCGTCTAATATTGCTACAAATACGAGCGATATTGCGACCAATTTAGCATCTATCAATACAGCAAATACAAACATCACTAATAACGCTAATAGTATTTCTACAATTAATACAAGTTTAACTGCCTTAACAAATGCTGATGGGGTTCACGATACACAAATCACTGCTCTTCAAAATGCTGATACTAATCTTCAAAATAATATTAATGCTAAACACGATTTAATTGATGCTTCAAATAAATTAGATAGTGGTCTTATTTTTGATACCTCATTAAACGATACATTAGATGATATTTTAGATACATTAGACAGCAATATTACTACTTTAAATAGTTCTAAACAAGATGTTATTGATGTGAATAATAAATTAGCAATTGGAAGTGTTGATTTAACTGGTTCTTCATTAGCAAATATGGATTATGGTTCATCTGTTGATGCTAAATTTACAGCACTTGACGGACAAATATCTACTTTAACCGGATTACAAAATAACGACGCAGTTAATTTTACTTCTATTGATGCTTCATTAGTTGATTTATATGCTGTAAAACAAAATGTTATTGATGTAAATAATAAATTAGCAATTGGAAGTGTTGATTTAACTGGTTCTTCATTAGCAAATATGGATTATGGTTCATCTGTTGATGCTAAATTTACAGCATTGGACGGACAAATTAGCACCTTAACCGGTCTTCAAAATAATGATGCCGTTAATTTTACTGCTATTGATGCGTCCCTTGTGGATTTATATGCTGTAAAACAAAATGTTATTGATGTAAATAATAAATTAGCAATTGGAAGCGTTGATTTAACGGGTAGTGACCTTGCGAATATGGACTATGGTTCATCTGTGGATGCTAAATTTACATCTGTTGATAATGCTATCGCAACAAAAAATGACATCATTGATGTAAATAATAAATTAAGTATTTCAAATGTGGATTTAACTGGAAGCGACCTTGTAAATATGGATTATACCTCATCTGTGGATGCTAAATTTACATCATTAGACAGTCAAATTACATCCCTTTCTAACACAGATGTAGCACAAGGAACAACTAATACTAATTTACAAAACCAAATTAATACCGCAAATACAAATATTACATCTCTTCAAAATAAAGATACACAAATAGATGCTTCATTAGCAGTTATTATAACTGATATTTCTACAAATACAAGCGATATTGCTACAAATGTTTCAGCAATCACTTCTTTACAATCTATTGATACTTCTTTACAAAATCAAATTGATAATATTAAAGTTAAAACAGAAGATATTGATGACAACCTTCAATACAACACTTCTACTAATGTTTTAACTCACACTTATAATGAGGAAAATATCTTTTTGAATACTCTTGATGATAATAATGTATTTGAATTAGATTTAACTATTAATTCTCCTGTTAATAATAAAACATACGTCCAAAAAGTAATTGTTGATTGTCTTCAATTTAAAGGATATGCTAATACCTTAAAAATAAATGGAAATGTGGTTGAAATAAAACATAGAGATGGAGATACAAATATTAATTTAGCACCTATTTCGGGTTATTCTTTAATAGAGCAAACCCTTTCTTTATCTAGAATGGGAGACACTTGGTATGCTATGAGTAATATTGAATTATTTTACAATTCGGTGTCTAATAGTGTTTATGATGACCAACCACCTGTTATAACAATTACTGGTTCAAATAATATTAATCACGAAATTAATTCTGGTGCTTATAATGATGCCGGTGCTACGTGTGTTGATGACCCAGGAACTGTTGATTTAACAGGTTCAATTGTTGTAGGGGGTGATACTGTTGATGTTACTACATTAGGTGTGTATAATATTACTTACGATTGTACTGACGCAAAGGGTAATGTCGCAACACAAAAAATTAGAACTGTTAATGTTATAGACACTACAAATCCAGTTGTTACTTTAAATGGTTCAGCATCTGTTTCAGTAAATCAATATGATACTTACAATGAATTAGGTGCCACCGCTTCTGATAATTCAAATGAAAGTTTGACCGTGGTTATTGGTGGAAGTGTTGATACAAATGTTGCCGGTGATTATGTTTTAACTTATACTGCTACTGATAACACAGGAAATAGTCATCAATTAACTAGAACTGTTAGCGTTATTGCTGGTCCTGTTCCTTTATCTTTACAATGGTCAAATCCTTCAACTGATATTATCTCAGGATTAATAGGGTTTAGTAATTATACAACATCCGTTCCATCAAATACAAGAGACACATTTACAATTTCCAATGGTTCTCCTTCTTGGAAAAATGGAGATTATGCTGTTGAATGTGTAAATTGGCAGAGACAAGCGAACAAACATGCAGTCCATATATTGGATGGGAATACAGATATGACTAATTATTTCTCTGCTAATGTTGTTAATCATTGGTATTGGGGAAATTATGATTTTACTCATCACGACCACGGAACTACAACTATGACTACAAACGGATACAGAGATACTGGTTCAGGATATAAATATTATGGTATGGATACAGTAGAACACGGTTTATTATTTTATTCCACTACTGCTTCAAATTCTACCACTTATAATGGTGAATATTTTCAATTAGAGTTCCCTTTTCTGATTGAATTAAGTAAAGTTGGAATTTATAGTTTAAATTCAAGTGGAAATTTATTTATGCCCGAAGAAATAGTCGTATTAGGAAGTAGTAATAATGAAACTACTTGGGACTATATTATGACTATGGATAGAGTAAATTCTACAACATCTGGAACACTTATGACATTAGAAAAAACACATACAACAACATCAAAATACGATATTTTTAGATTTGTTATAACAAAAGGGTCTAATATTCCTGATGGAGGAAGCGGTCCTATTGATAGAAATTATCTTATTTCTGGTTTTAAAATGTATGGGGATATATACACTACTTAAATTTTTTTGATAGATAATTAATATAATATTTTTATGATAATAAATATTATATTAAATAAAAAATTAGTATTTCTTAATTGTTATTACTGCTTTTATATCTTTTTCTCCATAATTTGATGGAGATACTTGCATTTTTAACCTTGTTTTTAACATTAATTTATAATTATTTTGTAATGTTGAATTACTTTCTATTATAAAGGGAGAACAAGAATAACCATATCTATAATATTCTTCAAATTGGGTTGTTGTTTTCATTTCAATCCCTCCATCTATGTATTGTGTAGTTGAATTGTCTTCTGATGGCAGTGTAAAATCTATACCTATAGCACCATATTCATCTCCAGGTTCTCCTAATTTATTTCTCAATCCTGTTAAAGCAGTTATTATATAACTTTGTTTGTTTAATAATCGAACTTGTATTGATATTTCTATTTTTCCTAATGAATATTTATATAAACCTGAACCTGTGAAAAAATCAATATCTGTATAATTGTTTATCCATTGCCCTAAATTAAAATCGTGGTCTATATCTATTAATGTTGAATTTGGTATTGAACTTATACCAATTAAATCATTCATACTTAAATATGCTGTTGCTGTTTGAATATTAATACTTTCTAATTTATTTTTTAGAGTATTAGTAAAAGCATAATTCTGTGTTTCACCATTTATTATTATTAAAGGACATTGAAGTTTTTGAGAAAAATATACCTTATCAGCATATGTTGTTTGATGTCTTAATTTGTTTTCTATTACAGAAACCCTATTTGTATTATTTAATATTAAAGCATCTTGTGCTGTATTTTGTATTTCATTATTTTCTATTTTGGTTTTTAATTCATCTGTAAAAGCGTGATTTTGGTCTTCTCCATTTAATCTTATTTTACTATTATTTCCTTTTATAAATAAACTATTTTCTGATGTTTCATTTGTTCCTATATAAGTATTAGGAGCATATACATTTATTTTGTTTGAAGATATTATTGTTACAGGTAATCCGTTATTATTTCCTAATCTAAAATCGCCTGTATCATCACTATTATTTCCAAATAAATAACTATTATCATTAATCCATAAGTATTGTTTATTAAATGTTAATGAATTTGACGCTATTGTAAATGTTTGGTTTAATGTATTTATTTCCATTTCATTATTATTTACTTGATTTTTATATTCATCAGTAAATTCATTTTGACCTTCTAATGATGAAATTCGTGTATCTTGTAATATTATATTTCCTTCATTTTGGTATATTTTATTTTTATCAATATTTGTAAATTCATTTTGACCTTCTAATGATGAAATTCGTGTATTATGTGATGCTATATTTGTCTCATTTGTATCTATTTTCGTCTTATAATTGGATGTAAATGCTGTATTCTGTGTGCTATTATCTGATGTAAATTGAAGATTATTTACATTTAATGGGTATATTAGTGTTTCCGATTTTGTTTTTGAAACATAGTCTTCGCCATTAAAGTTGCTTTCATTATTATTACTTTCATTTGTTCCAATCTGATTCCAATCTGTTTCATTAAACACATTTGATGTTGGATTTGTTGCTGGGTATATTGACATTATATATTAAAGTATGATTTTTTTAATATATAAATTTTGTGTTTTAAAGAATTAATAATGGTGTTATAAATATTAAGCGTTTAAATATTAATCTCCACGCCAAATCGGCACATACATTTGAGGCAAAATATAATGTTAAATCTTTATGCTTTACAAAAAAAAATTAACCATCTTTCTAAACATTCTTCGTAAAAAATTAGATTTTTTCACTTTGCCACTAACTGTTCCTACAAATTTTTCCAATACTTGTTCGCTCTTGAAAAAAGGCAACATCAATTCAAATATTGCTTCTACTTTACATTGCTCTCGTTCTTTTTTGTTTCCATATATAAAAAATTCCTCGCAAGCATTCATCACTTCAACAAGTAATTCAATATCATATTCGTGTTCTGATACACTCAAATGCTGTAATAGTGCTTTAATATCGCTTACAAAAATATCCTTTTGGGAGTTTAATTTGTAATTCTTTTTGATTTCTTTAAAAGAATTTAATTTTTTCAATCTTGAATACAATTTGCTTTTAGGAAGTTCGCCAATAGAAACTGCTTCTTTTTGAGTATCTACTTGAGAAACTACTTGAGAAACTTGTTCTAATTTTTCTTCCTTTTCGTCTGCTTCAACTTGTTTAGTAATTTCAAGTTTCCTCATTATATATTAATAATATAATTTTTTTTTATATTTTGCTAAATATTAATTAAAAATATTTTTTTTATTATTTTTTTTAATTTATTATCATTTCCAATTCTTTTATGTTTTTCTTTTGTTTCAAACATTGAATTATGACTATTTATTAATTCTGCTTTTTGTTTAGCATTTTTATTGCGGTTCATATAATACAAAAATAATAAACAAAACCAACCACAATATATACTATCTATATGTTGTATTTGGTCTATTGAATAAACTATTCGTATTTTCGGATTAAATTTACGACAAAATTTGATTATTGATTGTGGCATTATGATACCAAAACTGTCATAATATAATGCGATATCTTCAAAAATATATAAACATGTCCAATGTGTTCCTGGACCTTCGTTAGAATTCTGTAAATTAATTATATAACCTCCTTTTTCTGCTTTTATTTTTTGAAATAAATCTTTATTCAATACTGCTTTTAAAGGGATTTTTAATAATTTACAATAATATTCTAAATCATAATTGTTTAATAATTTTGTTAGTGTCATATTATATTATAAGAATTTAATTGCTATGTATTTTTTCACTAAAAGTTTTAGGTTTATTCGGCGTGAAACTTGGATGAAAAGGAGACACCATATGAGAATTAGTAGGAACACCAGAACCAGAACACATATGACACCCACCACGACTTTCAGGGACTTTAAAACTGCCTCCGTGTGGAACTTGGAAACTGCCTCCATTTAGGTAAGGATTTTTGCGTCCATTTGCCGTTGAACCTAATTTTCCACCTGTCGCACGATTTGCCGCTTTAATGCCTTGACTTGATGCTTCCATAGCAGCACCTAATTCAGGATTTACCATTGCGACCATAGGAGCAAATTTATCTAAATCTTTCGCAACTACTTTGCTAATTTGTTTCGCCTTGCGTGCACCTTTTACGACTTTTTTAGATGCCCGTTTGAGATTAAATTTGCCTCCAAGCAAACCTTCCTCTTCTGCGATATCAGCAACATGATTGACTCCCTTTTTGACTTTATTATGCGTATTTCTTACTTGACGGGCAACATCTTCATCTACTAATTCTATAAATTTGTCCGCCTTATCCAACATTTTTGAACCCTTTTTTGCGTGTTTGACAACACGATTCGCAGTTTTCTTAATCTTTTTCATAGAGGGTAATTTGCCACCTTCTATTGATGGTTTATAAGTTGCCTTTGCTTTTGTCATCGCTTCTTTGTATGAGCATCCATTTTCAGAAGCATAATTTTTACAATGTTGAACCCAAGCACTTGTCATTATATAATATAATAGATAGATTTTTTATTATATTATTATTATTATTAATTTATTATTAATTTATTTATTTTATTTTGTTTTATTTAAAATTATTTTATTTTTTTGCTAAAATTAAACAACAACTTGACCTGTCGCCAAATCCACAGTAATATCTTTTTCATATTCTATATAGCAAAACAAATCCAATGGTTTAGGTGAGGCAACAGTTCCTGATACTTGAACCGACAATGGTGTCTTATCGTCGTAAGAGTGGCGGCGAGATAAATCTACTACAATGTATCCATAATTGCTCTCATAATCTTTCAAACTAATCAAAGAAGATGACATTCCGGGTTCCTTAGCAGAATTAACACCAAATACACCATTCATTTCGTCGAGATAACTCTCGTATTTGTAAGTGATTGCTTGTTGATACACATTAGACCCTGAGAGAGCTACGTTGAAGTTTTGGATAAAATTAGGAGCACAAGTAGAAGGAGCAGAAGAATATACACTGGACTGCTCCTCAATTGCTAAACTACCATTTCCTGATGCTGACAACATAGGAATTATTACAAGACGCTTCATTCTCGCCAAAGAATTTGTAAGAAGAGATTGAAACCCACCAGATACGTTTCTTAGGCGTTGAAAATATACATCAGTATAAAGCACCTTTTTAGTTCCAAGAGATAAATATTGCTTTTCAAATTCGTTTGCCATAGTATAAACAGGGACATACAAACGACATTGATTTTTAGTATGAGATACACCATCAGGATTTCTAACAACATCACATCGAATCGTTTCTGTGTAATCATCACCACCCTCATTACACCTCAATAGAGGAACATAAGACCCTCGTAAATTGGTGGTTACACCTGTTTTTTCACCAGCAGCATTTACTGTAATAGAAGTATCAAATTGGTTCAAATTAAGAGTAATTTTTACATTAGCACCTCGCACCATAGGAAGACGCTCAAAAAAAGGCAAATCTTTCAATCTAATTATACAGTTATAGAAAAAATGATGATCCGTACCGGCACCGTTTCGGGATTGCGTATTCGCTCCACTTGCTTTCAAATTAGCAGAACTTAAAACTGCAGAGGACTTTTCATTGTGATATGGGGAAAAAGAAGGTGTGTTATTTTTCATTCCTTCTTCGGCAACATAAGACCAATCCTCACTCGATGGTTTATAATAACCAGTGTGATGTCCGTTAATTTCAACATCATTTAAGGACATAGTAGTGTGCTGTTTAAACACCAATAGAGGGGCTATATTGCGTGTTTGTTGAACGACGCTCTCATTACCATAATCAATACTAATAGAATCAATAATATTCAAATTTGATGCTTTCATTTGAAGCATATCTTTTGCGTCGGCAACAGTAATTGCGGAAGTTCGTTTAAGAGTAAAAACCAACGGCAATGAAATAAAACCATCTCTGTAATCGCAAAAGCGACCATTGTTAGAAAGTGAGACAGAGTTGAAGGTTACTTGGTTTGATTGATAATTTCCCATATTTTCGTCTATAATATGGAGTAATTGTTTTGACAAATATGGCACTTCGTCCTTTCTTGAACTTTCACTTGACATATTCCATCCAAAAGAAACTAAATCTTGACTTGACATTATATATTATTATAATATAAATTTTTTTATATTATAATTTTAAAAACAATTTTGCTAAATTAAAATACTAAATTAAATTAAATTGTGAAATTAATAAATCGCCTTAATTTTTCGTCGCTCATTTTTTTTACATTTTCACCAACTGTCGCATTTTGCCGTTCTATTTTTTGTTTACTTACTGTAATTGTATTTTTGTCCTTTTCTTTTTCTTCTGTTGATTTAATTTCTCCATATGACCCTCCTAAAGAATATAAATTGGATTGATAAACACCATATTTTGATTTTTGATAAAACGGCATATTTGTATTTATATTATTGTGTTATTTTTTATATTTTATTTTCCTAAATTATTCTTGTTTTTTTAAAATACTTAATGTAATTAACATATTGGGGTCTTTGATTTCTAACGGTCTAAATTCTTGGTCGTAAATTTGTAATTCTATATGACGATATTGCCCTGGTTTTATAGATGAATACACAATATCATTGTGAGGATTAATTAAGTCGCCAAATCCGACACCAGATGGGACTGTAAATGATGTCAATATATTATTTGGATTTCCATATTCATTATCTATCATATTACAAGTAATAATATAAGACGAACTGGGCATCATATTAGGGGCAAAATCACTCAATTTTGAATACGTCTTATTTACTGTATCACTTGATGTATCTACACTCAATGTCTGTGCGTTAAATCCTATTAGTTCTCCAAATTTGTTGTTACTTGGGATTATTATTTCTGGTGCTTGGAATGTAGTTGGTAGCACCCACCCAGTAGGCACTTTACATACAGTGGTAACATCTACTAAACCTTCACCAAAGTCATATTGCTCACTTACGGATGATAATCTAAAACTGGATGAATAATATGTGCTATTTTGAGTTAATTCCGTAAAGAATATGTAATTTTTCGAATCTAAAGTCTCCAGATAATGCCCTCGTTGAGTTAAAATACTTAATATGTATTCGTTAAGCGTTGCTATGCTGTAAAAACCATCTGGGATTGTAATATCAAACAATTCATCTGGTGTTCCATCTGTATTATTAAAAAATTTATATTGGAATTTATTATTATTGTATTTCGCACTAATATTGAACCAACTTAGATATATATTTAAATTACTTAATGCTAATGTATCTCCTTTGTTAAATTCAACATCTCGTGGAAAATTATAAACTAAACGGTTATTGCCTTGGTTTTTATTTACAATATGGTTCTTATTTAAAATAATATTTGCGGACATTTCTAAATATAATATAATGCTATATTTATTTTTATTTTATTTAAAATTATTTTATTAAATATTAATATTCTTTTATAAATTCTTTTAAAAATGAAGCATCTTCATCACTTATGCGTCCTATTATAGGGTTGTTTAGAAGATTAATTATTAGCAATATTTCATTTTTTATTTCTTCATTTTTATTACCACCACATAATGACCCGTGTAAAATTTTAAAACGATGAATATAATCATCTACGTCCTTTGATTTGCGACTAAACCCCAAGTGCTCTTTTATATGAGACACTGTAAATAAAACTTCTAATAACTCTTGTTCTTTATTTGACAACTCTTTTTGTAATTGTATGTCTAATTTTCCTGTTTTTATTAGTATTTTTAATAGGTCTTTAAAATGGTCGCTTATTGGCGTTTGTCTAATTTTAGGAACTGGTGCGTGTGTATTTTTATGTTTTATCAGCAATTTATTTTCTTCCAGAAATTTCGCGTTTAATACTAGTCTACCAAATGGAATATAATTTGTAATTTTTTTATTGACTTTATTTTTGCCTCTAGGTTTGGTTTTATAGTTTGCCAATTGTGGTAAAAAATTTGTATCTATTTTTTCTGTTTCTGTCATATTATTTTATATAAAATATTGTTATTTTTTTAATATAAAATTTCTAAATTTAAGCAATTTTTTCTTCTAATGCTTCTCGTTCAATTGTTTTTTTATTTTTACTTCCCTTCTTTCGCCCTCTTTTTGGAGCAGGGGGGTTAATAGGACTTAACATTTTATCCACTTTAATTACTTTTTCTATTTCTTTTTCATTACTTTCCTCAATATCTGCTAAATCTTCATACAAATTGCGATTACCTACTTCAAATAATCCTTTTTCGTCTCTATCATAATTATTTTTTGTCATAATTGGAGTTTGTAATGCTTCTAATTTATCTGTCAAGTCATCTCCCTTTTCTTTGTTTATTTCTCCCTTATCATAAGTATTTTGAACTATTCGTATTAAACTACTAATAATACGCTTTAAATCTAATGAAATATTTGAACCATCCAACAATCGTGTCATTCGTAAATATACATCATCTGCTGTATTCAAATTGGGTTCTCCACTTTCCATCAATTTTGGATACACACTGTTAAAATCTTGAATACTTATTCTATTTGTATTCATAGCATCTATAAAATCTTGAATTTCTTCTGGGTCATTAGCAAACAATTTATTTAATTTATTTCGTAAAATTGACATAATATAATTGGCATCTTGTGTTCTTTCAAAATTAGTTCTAGTATCAATTTCTTCTGTATCAATTTCATAACCTCTATCGTAGTCGTCCATTTTTTTACTCAATTTTGCTTCTACTTGGGAGGCAATATTAAGGTCATTTACACGTTCTTGATGACGTTTTTGTAACAAATTTTCATATCTTTTAGGCATTATTATATATTATTATAATATTTATTTATTTTTATTATATATTTTTTTCTAAATCTAATTAAAATTAAAATTAAAAATCTTTTGATTAAAAATCTTTTGGGTCAAGAAATTCATTCCAATTTAATCTATATGTTTTATCTTGTGGAGCATTTAAATCTACCATTAAGAAATTACCAAATGATCCTCCATTATTACAGCAATAATTATACATATTTTGTAATTGCTCTTTTGTTGCTCCTAATGAATATTCCATTAACATCATTTTAAGGTCTCTAACACCAGATACTTTTATAACAAAAATATACTGACATTGAAGACGCACCGTTTTAGGCACTTTGTAATAACTTTGCGTCAGATATAACAAACTAATATTTTTTTTTCGGCCTCTTATATACAACTCACTTATACATCGCTGGTTTTTTTCATTTACTTGGTCATCGAAGATGACGAGAGACTGTCCATAATAATTTTCTTCATTAAAATTTCTACAATCATCTAAATCATAAGAAATAGTAAGCATATCATCTTTAATTTGAGATTGTAAATAATTGTATAAGGGTTCTTCTGCTCTTGTATAAATGTAAATATGATTAAATGTGCCTTTCATAATGCTTATAAGGTTCATCAACATATTAGTTTTACCCGAACCTGACGAACCTATGATAATACCTCTAAAAGGGACTTTTATTAAATGATTTTGGTATTCTGGGTTATGAGATTTAGGCATAAATTTTTTTACTTTTTTTTGCTCGTAAAAATTAATAATTTTGTTAGACATTTATATTATTTATAGTGATTTTATTTTAATTATTTATTTTCTAAATTCTTTTTATGTCTCTTTGTTTTCAAATGTCTTGAAATAGAGGTTCTTTGAATAAATAGCATACAATGTTCACACCATATTAGCGTCTTCTTGTATGCTATAACGTGGTCTTGTTTTTTTCGTTCAGCAATTTTTTCTTTATTTTTATCTCTATATTCTTTTTGTAGTTCTAAAATTCGTTTTTTATCTCGTTCATATTTTTGTTTGTTATATATTTTAACCTTTTCTTTATCTCTCGGCATTTATAATATAAATTAGGTTTTCAATTTATATTATATTTTGAATTCATATTTTCTTAAAATAATAATTAAAATTAAATAAGTAATTAGGATTATTTTTACCAAATTCTTTTTTATATTTAAAACCACTATCAATCATTGCTGTTATTAAATCTTCATTTGAAATGTAATTATTTCTATCAGGTTCATATTTTGCTATATAATTTGAAATATAATTCTTTATTCCATATGAATTCACTTTTGTGTTAAATTGTTTGCGTTTTATTATCAATTTGCTTACATATTCTCGTGCGATATGATATTCTTCTCGATTTCTAATTCGGTTCATTGTTTCTCCACTATATTCCATTTTATATTATATAATGAGATAATATTTAAGTAGTTTTTTCGTTAAATTATTTAATTACTTTTTTGCCTAAATATTATTTCGCATTAATACCCTATTACTTTCAATATCCAAGAAATTTCCAAGAATTTTCCACAGAATTCCATAGAATTTCCGCTAAATATCGCCATCAAATTTATTTCTATTTATTATATATAAAATGAAGGCATATAGTATTCCTTTTTTTAAAGCATTTTGGTTTAGAAAAAAATCTATGAAAAAAAGAGTATCAAAATTAGATAATAAAATAGACAAAATTGGTAATAAAATTGATGGATTAATCGCAGAAACTAATTGTAAAATTGAATTCAAAAAATCAACCATTTGTAAAATGAATGAAGAAATTAAATTATTGGAAAATGAATTACAAGAAATTAATGATTTGAAAAATAAATTAGAAAAGTAATTTGTATTTTTATTATATATATGATTAGTTATTATAAAGATGATTATATTTTTAGACCTTCTAAAAGGAAAAATAAAAAATATGATGTATTCACATTGAACAACGAATATATTACCAGTTTCGGTGACAAAAGATATCAACAATATTACGACCATATTGGTTTCTATAAAGACTTAAATCATTACAACAAAGAAAGGCAATATCGGTATTTCAAACGACACGGAACTGCTTTCAAATTTGAAAGTGCAGGGCATTTTAGTGCTTTCTATCTTTGGAGGTAAATTTGTAATACTTTTGAGATTAAATATTAGGATAATTTTGGTTCAATGAAGGGCGGTTCCAAAACCTCTCTGTTCCAAAATCTCTCTGTTCCAAAATCACACACCCCATTTTCAAAAGTGTTTCCTATATTTTACATTTTTTTATCTTGTTGTTGTAACAACAACAACATTAAATTTTTCATTTTTTACATATACTTTCAAAAATGGGGTGTGTGATTTTGGAACAGAAGAGATTTTGGAACAGAAGTTTTTTTATTTTTTTTTTATTATAAAGATAGAATATCAAGGAATAAACCCTTCAACCTATCACTATTAAAGATGCTATTGCCACACCAAAATAAGTATTAAAAAAAATAATTAACAAAAAAATATTATTATTATTAATTATTAACCTATAAATAAATCTTCATACATTATTACTTTAATTTAATACCAAAAATAACATTTTGTGGAACACCATTTACCCTCGTCTTTCTACAAAATTCTTTATTGAAACAGTTAATTTTATATTTTTCTAATAGAACCCTTGTAATTTCTTTTGTGGTATTTAATTTTAATTTATTTTCTTTACACCATAGTTGAATATCACTACGCTTAATATAGTCATTATTTAAATCCATAGTGATTTCATATTTTTTCTCAAATTGAGTTATAAATTGTTCGTCTTTATCAATAATTTTATCATCAGTTTCATTCTCACAACTAAATCCTTTAATTTCAAACCCTTTATACTTTACATAATTGCTGTCATAAGTTTCATCTAATCTGTCAAATAGTTCTTTTGCCTTAATTGAATATTTGTATTTATTTTCACACCATTCTTTAAATGATTTTGACAAAGATGTTTTTAGAACAAGAGCATCATCAGCATCACTCGGAACAATCATATCGTTAATGTATTGACCCACTTTATCTTGCGAAATTCTATATCGTTCAGTAGCAGATTGAACCATATTAAAAACACCAACTTTGCCTTCATTTTGGAAGGCAATTTGAATTAACTTATAAAGTAAATATTCCTTCCAAATATCAAATTTTGCGTTTAAGTTTAAATCTTTTTCAAATATATAATCTTCTTCACAAACCCCTTCATCAACAAATTTAGAACCAAATTCAACAACTTTGATACGCCTCCATGTTCCGTGGTCGTTAGAAGTAATATTAAGGAAAATATTAGCACAAATTGCTAAATCAAACATAGGTTTAAATGTGACTGCTTCTTTATACAAACCACGAGCAGTTATAGGGTCGCCTCCAGTTAATTCTTTCATAACACCTTCATTGATAGTATCATTTTTACTTGGTTCTTGAATAACAGCGTAACGAATACCTCTCAATGCGATTACTTCACTACTAGTTCCACCGATGCTAGGGCGTTTTTGAGTAATTAATTGTAAAGGAACAGAACCCTTATAATCACCCATAACATAACTCATTAAATCAACTAATTGAGATTTACCATTTGAACCACCACCAACATAATAATTAAAACTTTGATTAGCAGTAGTGCCGTAAAATACAGAAGCAAGATGGTTAAGCATATAATCCCTTTGACTTTCGTGAGGAAACAATTTATAAAAGAAATCATCAATTTCTTCAATAATTATATTATCACTTAAATCTTCCCGATAATTGATGTTAGTGGATAAACTACACATATCACTTGGTAGTCCTTCACGAAAGCATTTATTTTTTAAATCAATCACACCGTTATTACAACATACAAGATTAGGGTTTAAATCAAGTTTTTCTTCAAAATCATCTATTTTACAAAAATCATACAGATTAGCAACAACATTATTTATATCATTTCGGGTTCTTGTTTTCTTGTGAAGAGAATATAAACCCTTCATTTTTTGTCCTAACAATGAATTGTTATTTTCAGTTATTTCAACGTTATTAAATTGTTCTGCAAATAAGTCTTTTTGCTTTTCAACTAATTTATGGAATTTTTCAGCAACTAATTCTTTTCCAACGAACACACTATCTTTTTCTGCGTTCCATTTACCATTTTTAAATGAAAACCATAATTCACACTTTTTTTTCATTCCACTTGAAACTATTATTTGATTTTCTTTGGAGAAATTTGTTTCATTTTCTTTAAAACAAAATTTTTTATAAATATATTCAGCAACATCATAGTCACGACTACCATCTTCAAGTTGTAATATTTCATCATTATTAAAATCAACTGTTTTTGGAATAGGCAAAGACAATATAGGAATATCATAAAAAATATCAATAGGTTTAACTTCTAAACGCATAACGAAACCTAAATTAGTATAAACAATATTCTCTAAATTTCGCATCAACATATCAGTTCCATATTCTTCTACTCGGTCCTTCAAAAGTTTCATACCATCATATTCATACACAAAATAATCATCTTTTACAATATTTGTATTATCTCTTAACCATAAATACATACATTCCAAAATACGAGTTTCGTGTTCTTGTAAAATTTTGGACATAAATGAACCCATTACATTATTATTTTTACGCTTATTGCGTTTGATTTTATTATACAACTCTTCGTTATGGTTTTTAAATACATTGCCAATTTGTACGAGTTGATTAATGTAATCAATAATAAATTGAGTGGGTTTTAAATCCGTGCTTAAATCATTATCTTGGAGAAATCCGTAAAATGTGCCTCCAAATGCTAAACGAATAAACAATTTTTTACAAGAACTTCTGGAAAGACTGTAAGTTTCCATCATTTCCTTCAAAATAGGTTCTCGGTTTAAATTATATTCTTCAATAAAATTACATTCAATATTATTAGCAATACAAGCACACCATAAAATTTGGGGTTGAGCGTTGCATAAATCAATGTCAATCATTGTGTCTTTAATAAGGGTATTTCTTGTTTTCTTCGCCATAGTTGTAAGTCCAAGAGACTTAACTGGATAAACCCTTCCAAGTTTGCTTTTGTTAGTTTTCATATATCTAACGGAAACAGCATTATTTTTTTGTCTATAATTTTTTAAATATGATTCAAGTTGTGCCTTTTCATTAGCGTAATGTTGTGAAGCAAGTTGTTGAGAATAATTAGCATCATTCCATTTTTCAGATAGTCCTTCAAACTGAATGAGACTATTTAAGGTTTGTATATTCATTTTTTCGTAAAACGTTTTGTTATGAAATACACATTCTTGTTCTTCTAAATGAAGGGAGATTCTTTGGGGAGTTGGGGGATTCGCCATTTTATATATTCTATTGAGATTTTATATTTAAGTTATTTTCGTTAATTATTATATTTATTAATTTAAATAGAATAATTCATTTCATTTTTTTCCTAAATATATTGATTCATTTTTTTGAAAAATGTTTTCCTAAATATATTCATTTATTTTTTTCTAAATAGCTACCAAAACAAATAAATTGTAGAACAAGGTCGTGAAGGTCAAAGAAATCTAACAATTCCTGTTTTTCAATATCACAGCAGTAAGCGTGTCCCCCCGAATCCTTTTGAAAAATAGCATCAATTTCGATGACATTCAAGTTGTCTTTAAATTTATAATTATTATAAAAATCTTCAAGGGGTATTCGGTCTATTTCATTAAGTTCAATTTGTAATTTTTTTTGTTGAAGTGCTGTTTTAATTAATTTATTAGACATATGTTTAGACAACCCTCTAATTTTAATTTTATTTAAGAAAATAGAATACTTATTTTGTTCTTTATATTTTTGTCTTCTATATACAATTTGTTTGTCTCTGTATTTGGCGTAGTGTTTGTTATTCACAGTTCTCATTTAATATTATATGAGATTTTATTTCTATATTATTTTTCCTAAATATTATATTTAATTCATTTTTTTCTTAAATAAAATATAAATTTTGTTTTAAAAATTAATCTTTTTTTAAACAAAATCAAAGTTTTTTTAAATATCACCAAAATCATAATCATCACGAGGTATAATATGATTATAATTATGATTTACAATATAGTTCATAACGATGTCATCATCTTCAAATTCTCTACGACTAAATCTATTTCTACCAAGTATTCTTTTAAATTTGTTTCTTAAAACAATTAATTCGTTTTTAATTTTGCTGTCATTAATTTGTAAAATTTTTTTATTTAAAATATCAACAAACAATTTATAATTGTCTCTAAATTCAGTTTCATTGAAGTCAATATCTCGAGGCGTATCATTACCAATATGAACCCTATTTGATGAAGGACGACTGGATCCAACTCCACCACCTTGCATTTTATTTAAAAAATTATTATATACAGGGGTTGCTTTCCATATACCATATTTATTTTTATACATTATACAATATTATAATAAAATAAATGCTAAATTATTATATTAAGTTAAATCAATAATTAAATTACTTTTAATTGTCTTTTATAATCTTCTTGAACAAGCAAACTATGTGCCATATCGTCTGCTAATTGACGGCGTTCTTCCCAAGTAGGATTTTCTTTATTTTTAAATAATTCTGTGACCCTCATATGTCTCATAGCATTTATAGATTGTATATTTTTGTATCCAACTGTTTTATTTATTTTACTAATAAATGTAGATAATGAACTTTTACCAAATAAATATTGTCCGTATTTAAATTTCTTCTTGTTTATCCAATTTATTAATAATTGTTTTAATTTTTTATCTGTAACTTTAAATATTAATTTATTATATTTCTCTTTTGTTTTATAATCATTAATAATAAAAATCATTTCATTGGTATTTTGATTAAGATAAAAGAAATTATGTTCGTCATCATCATCCTTTTTATTATCTATTATTTTCATCTCTTTGTAATTATCACGAAGTGTAAAAATTGAATATAAATAAATAATTAAATATTCTTTTGAATTTTCACCATAAGCAGTTTTTACCTTATCTAAATGTTCTTTAAATGATGGATAAATAGTATTTTCTTGTTTAGTTTTAGTTTGTTTTTTTGACTCCATTTTATATACTTCAAAAGCATCACTAAAAGATTTTTTTACTTTTACTGCGTATTTTTTTGAATATATATTATTTAATATTTGATATTTATCAAACACATAAAGCAATGCTTGAAGTGTAGTTTTAATAGAATTTACACTATACTTTGAATTTTTAATTTGTGTAATCATTGTTTTAAATTCTTTTAAGCAATGTTTTAAATCAGGACATTTTGTTATAGTAAAAAGTCGTTTAATATCTGTAATATATGTTTTTCTTGTGTTATTACTTTTAATAGAATTATCATTTTGTAATAAATTAATAATTTCATCTTTTGTGTAATTTAATTTTTTATTAGTTGGTTGTATAATTTCGTTTTCCAATTCAGGTTCAAAATTAGTATCAAAATCATTACCAAAATCAGTATTATTTTCAGTTTCCCTAATAGTAGAAATAGCAAGACGATTTGTTATTTCCTCTAAATCTTGTTTATCTTTTTCTCGTTTTTCTTTTCTTTTTGCTAAAATTTGTGCTTTATTTTTAGTATAATAGGTTTTAGAGTTGTCTCTATTTTGTTTCTTTCTTGCTTCATATTTTTGAATTTTTTGTTGTTCTTCGTCAGTAAGATTATTCATTTTCCTAAATATTATATATAGACTATGAGATTATAATTTTAAATTATTATTAAATCATTTTTTAAAACATATCCGCCATCAAAAAAAACTAATGAATATTTATTTCCAACCAAATTAGGTGTATTATAATGTTCTAATAAAACTCCATTAAATAACACAGGTTGTCGATTAGCGTTATATTCAACACCATCAATAACAATATTACAACCTTCATAATCACCAAATGATAATAAAATAGATTTACCAATATTATTTTTATCCTTATGAGGATTACAAATAACATTATGATTTACAAAAACAGATGTGTATTTAAAATCATCAGGCAATTGTTTTCCAATTTGTTGTATTAATTTCCAAATATGAGGATGCTTTTTAGTATAAGCGGATAAATCAACAATTCCATTAAATCTACCTTTTGATAAACCAAATACAATACTTCTATCAAATTTATTAAAATTTAATCTAACATTAGATTTTCCCAAAGGTTTTATAGTAATTTTTTGTAATTCATTGTATAAATCGTCAATTATTTTGTCATCAATTTTTGGCAATAAAATAACACTTCTATCAGTATCAAAAGATTTAATTTTTTTCAATTTAAATTCAGCAATTCCACTTTTACGAACCCAAATAGAACCATAATCATTAAAATTATTTTGTAAAATATTACAAGCACTAATGGACGCACTAATGCGGTCATTTTTTTTACCCATACCACCAACTGAACCATAATAAATGGTTTTAAATCCAATACGATTAAATCGTAGCACAATACCATCATTAATAAAATACAACAAGGTTCTCAATACATCTTCCTTTTCATCATTATTTAAATACTTATTTAGTTGTATATTTTGTAAATCAGGGCGATTAATAATTCCATAAAATGTACCGACACAAAAATTTAAATGAGTTGTTATATCTTTTTGTTTTTGTCTGTAAAAAGGGTTAAAAACAGGATACACACTCCAAATGAAAGAATTATGTTCTTTACATTTTTGAAAAGAATAATTGAAAAAATCTTGTAAATTGTTAAATTCAGATAAAGATAAATCTATTTGTGAAATATCATCATCAATCATTATAATAAAATCCCCTTCATTAAAATATTTTTCAATAAAGTAGCGTTGTTGAATAAGTCCTTTTACACCCACAATAATATTATATTTATCTCCTAAAATTAATTTATAATTGTTATATTCTTCTTTAACAACAAAGATGTAAATATCTTCATAATTTATATTATTATTATGTAAAGTTGATAGAGTTTTATCATATAATATATTGGGTCGTCACAAAGTAGGAATACAAATTTTATAATTAGTCATTTTATAATAAAGGTTTATAAAATAATCCTAAACTTTGTAATTTATTTATAATAAAAATAAACAAATATAGGAAATGCGAATTGAAAATGTCCGTTTTGTGACAAAAGGCAATAAAAAAATCGTAACATAGTGACATAGTGACATATAGTGACATATAGTGACATAGGAAAATCAAAGTAAGAGTGACATAGTGACATAGTGACATATAGTGACATAGTGACATAGTGACATAGGAAAATCAAAGTAAGAGTGACATAGTGACATATAGTGACATAGTGACATATAGTGACATAGGAAAATCAAAGTAAGAGTGACATAGTGACATAGTGACATAGTGACATATAGTGACATAGGAAAATCAAAGTAAGAGTGACATAGTGACATAGTGACATAGTGACATAGTGACATATAGTGACATAGGAAAATCAAAGTAAGAGTGACATAGTGACCTTTTAGAAGTGACCTTTTTTTTTAGAAGTGACCCAAAGTGACCTTTTAGAAGTGACCTTTTTTTAAGAAGTGACCCAAAGTGACCTTTTAGAAGTGACCTTAATAAGTAACTGTTGAAAATTATAGGTTTTGCGATTATAGGAGATGTGAGTAAAAAGAGAAAAATTATAGGTTTTGCGATTATAGAAGATGTGAGTAAAAAGAGAAAAATTATATGAGTTGTGATTATTGGAGTTGTGAATAAAATAACAATTATATGGGTTGTGATTATAGGAAATGCGAGGAAAAAGAAAGAAAAGAAGGGGAAAACTTTTCAAGGGGAAAAGAAGAAGTCAAGTTAGATGGAGAAAAGAAGTAAAAAAAGTGGGAAATTAGATGGGGATCTGAAGGCAAAAAAGGCGGAAATGA